TGCATCTATGGCCAAGTGGTAAGGCGTCTCTTTAGTAAGGAGAAGATCGTGCGTTCGAACCGCACTAGATGCATTCTACTATTTTTACTATTTGTGTTCCAAATTGTAAAAATATTATCAATTCATATTTTAATGAAGCTCAAAGAACTCAAGGACTATTGGAAAGATATCAGAGCTGAACTGGATGAACTTCCCGATGTATTCATTTCGGAAAAACCGAGGCCGACGGGTGAATGGGAAGGTTCCGAACTTTTAAAGGAAGTTGTGGCTCAATATACATCTGGAAAGTGTGGTTGGCTCAAAGGTGGCCAAGATCACGTACAGGAGGATTGGATTAGTTGGCCGTTAATTTGGGCAGGCAAGCCTGTATTGGGTAACTGTCTCAAGTGTCCCAAGACGTATGCGTTACTTTCTCAAATCAATGGTATACATATCGCTGGCTTTGCTCTCATGAAAGGGGGTGTAAAGTTAAAGGAGCATACAGACCCAGTTGGATCTAATTACAAATGTACGTATCACCTGGGTCTAAAATGTCCCAAAGGATGCTACCTCCACCACCAAACCCTCGGTGTAACCTCAGAAGAAGATGGTAAACATCTCGTGATGAATGCGAGGTTCCCTCACTGGGCGGAGAATACATCCGAAGAGGATCGTGTCATTCTCTACATTGAATGTTATTAAATCTCAACAACCCCATTTTGTTTACCTCCCCACCCTCGTAGACTGATTTCACTCGGTTCACACCATGGGTAGACATCGTCACCGATGAAATTAATGGCTTCCATACCAGATTCAATACATTCGTTGCATGTATCAATGCTGTCATCAATGATACAACCAATGCCGAGTGCGCGACAGACATCAACCTTTTTGATTTCATTCTCTGTAAAACTATTTGTGAGAATGACATCATCAAAGATACCTGGGAAAAAGCGGTCAATCCAAAGTTCTGTGGTTTCACGCACAGCTTCTTGACGACCCGTCACCACATACATCTTATCAAACACCCTCCTATAGTTTATCATAGCTGGTTGCGAGCCAATGATTGGTTTGAGGTAAAGGAAGTCTTTGGAACGATAAAACTTGTGGAGGATTTCTTGGGATTGTTCTTCTGTACAATTGAAAACTTCCCTATACAGATACTTATATTTTGGTCTCGTTGGTAGGGCAACACCCCGCCACCTGGCCATTGGTTCAAGTAGATTAACGAGAACCTCATCGACATCCACCGCAAGTTTTGTGTTCATTTACTTTCCCCTGACATTATTCATAGTCCCGAATCGTCACACCCACGGGAAATCTCGGAACACCGAGGGCTGTCAGGTTTTGGAAGCGTACCGTGAGATGCTTTCCCAAGTACTGGTCTCTCTCACTGTAGTACCTCTCCCTGACCTTAATGGTACCCTCGGGTTTCACTGTAAACTCGTGACCATTGGGAGCCTTACAGACCCACACAACCGCATTGGCGTCCCTCCCGTGACCCGTCTTGGCACCAACAATTTCATACTCCTCTGTTTGGAACTCCTTGAACTTGAGGAGGTAGTTACTTCTCTTTCCAATCTCATATGTACTCGTCGTTTCTCGGATCATAATACCCTCATGCCCTTGATCAACAAACTTCCTATGATACTTGGACATTTGAGACTTTTTAGGGACGAGAATGGTATCCACGACGGTTTTTGTCTTATCCTTGAGTATCCGCTGTCTCTCAGCAAATGGAAGATTTGGGCGATTGGTGTCAAAATAGTCAAAGGCGTGGAACTCCAAACTTTTGGGATCCATCTTGAACGCACTCGTGAGATCTTCAAAAGTCATATTTGGGGCGTAGCACTCCCCATCCAACCACTCACCGTCCTTCAATTTCGTGGCGAGGTGATCAACACCCTTGACGACCTTACCAGTTCGTGAAAAGCAACCACCCCTGGACACGAGGAGACGCACGCCGTCCAATTTGGGTTGAACATAAAAGGGTTCGGAGATATACTTTTCCCGATCTTCCCACTTGTTGGCCAACATTGGAAGGATTTGGGTCACCTTTGTATTTTCATTGTTCCACATAGTTTGTGCCCTCGCGAGAGCTTTCTCGTAGCCAGTCTTGACATTGGTTCGGGAAACGATCGTCTTGTCACTTCCAACCATACCAGTGGTCTTCACGATATCGGCGGTACCATCACCGAGATCTTCCACGGTGATATCGGTAAACCGCTTGCGACCATTTTTATCTTCACGGATAAGGCGTTCCATTGTACGTTTAATTAATTTCTCAACTTTAAATATGATACCAGTTGTAAATTATGGTAGAATGGAGCGACTTAGGCCTCCAGAACGCACGAGCATTCCTATGAATGCGAATACATTTGCCATTGCGTTTATAATTTTATGTTGTCTAGGCCTTTACAAAAGAGCTGTGACTATTAGTCAATCGCGTGCGCAATCTTATACTTTAGACACTTTGATGCCGACAAAAAGAGGTCTTTCTTCATCAATTTCTTAAACTTCTTTTCGGGGATCTCAGTCTTGGTCATGTACATCCTCTTGAGGGACGCCATAAACTTGTCACAACTCTTCATCTCATTCTTGAGATCTTGGTACTTTCCCCAAAAGTCTGTGCTCAACTGATGAATCAAAAGGTACGCATTCTCACCCATGCGACGTTCTGATCCACCCAAGAACATGAAAGTGGCCGCAGAGCAGCAGGCACCTTGGGCGATGGTGATAACCTTGACACGAGACTTTTCAATGACATTCTTGAGGGTAAATCCCGAAAACATATCCCCACCCTCACTCATGATATGAATACGGATCTCGGGTTCGTAGCCAATGAGATCAGCCTTTTGCTTGAGAAGACTGGTTTCCAACTTTCGAAAGTTCTCAACAAACTCAAGGGTATTCTCAGGGGTGATCTCACCGTAGAAGTGGATTTCATTCCCAATCGTCTTTGTGACTTCAGGTTCTTCCTCTTCAACGATTTTGGTACCCCCATTGAGGATGTTTTCAAAAATCTTCTCAACTTCTTTCTGCGATGGCATTCTTCAATGCTTTCTTTACTCTCGTCACGTCTCTCTGTTTTAACTTATTTCCCACCGCGAGGTGGTTCATGACATCAAAGTCTTGTGGAGTTAAACCATATTGTAGCATTGGTTCCAATTGATCACTTTCAGCGTACCTTTTCAATAGACACAGGTCTTCCACATTCAACTGAGTACCACACCGTCTCTGAATATCCCTAAGCTTTTGACTTCGCATCCTATAGTTGCCAAACTTTGTCCAACCACTCCCAGGTCTAATCTTATCTCTCACGAGTGGTTTACCGAGCACTGCCTTTGGTATGGAGAGGGCGTTCAATATGAAATATGGCATGAGAGTCCAATCACCTGTGGTGTACATATAGTCATCGTAGAAATCGGCATCTGAAAACGCAAAAGATGCCCTCGCATAGTCAACACCCACCGAATCCAAGTAATTTTCCTGAAATATATCCCAAACGTGACCGTGTTCGTGAATCCTATCTGGAATCCTTGTAAACTTTGGATCCGTGAGAACATCCGCAATAAACTCCTTGGGTGTTTTGAACACATCCTTTTCCTCGTAGTCATCCAGGTATGAAAAGAAGTCTCTGATGTTGCCATTACATCGTACAGCGGCGTGTTCCGCTTTTGTTGAACGATCCTCTGTGAGTGTCAATATTTTGTCTGGTTTGTGCTTGGGTATGAAAATGGTCTCAAAGTTTGGAAACATACACATCGTCGGAGATGTGACCACGAGAGATCCACGGGTAAGTCTCTCCCCGTCAGAGACGCGCTCCACGAGACTTTTAAACTCTTGACTGTAATCCTCAATAAACGCATGCTTCGCGGCACCCCTTATGAAGGTCAAGAAGGGGGACTTGCTCTTGAGATGCTCTTGGACAATCTCAAGACTATTTGATTCATTGAGTACAGCGTTGAGAACATAACTCTTACCAACCCCCGAAGCACCACATATGAACACATTCCTTCTCTCTCGAATGTACTTCTTCAATAGATCAATCTGCTTCGTGTGAAGTGTGTCAACAGGCTCTTTCTTTTTTTGTTCGATTATTTTAATGAAAGAATCCATTGATGATCTTACTAATCAAGCCATAGATTTAGTGCTCGAGAATGACGCACTACAAGAACGTATCGTAAAACCTTTAAGAAGGAAAATTTTACCATATGCTGTGTGTGCGGGTTTAACTAACATGATCATTCTCATTCTTCTTGTGTACCTTGCTCAACGTCTGGCTCGTCTTCAGGCTCTTCAGACACCATAGATGTGAGTTCCATCTCCTCCAACATCTTTGTCTTCGCATTATATTCCCCCTTTGACTTGACGAGCTCACCAATCTTGGCGAATGGCCCCTTCTTTGTTACCTCCGCGAGGACACTGGCACCCTGTTTCATATTTGTGAAACCTGGAAGTCTAAGTTTGGGGATCGCCCGAACGTCAAGGATCTCTGGCTTTGTGAATGTATTGTCGAGGGGGTATTCCTTCTCAAATTC